TACCTGATTGGGGGATCGCCGGCACGCGTGAACTCAGTCAGGTTTTTTTATTTAAACTATTTTATATGAATGACTTTGAAAGTTGGGAAATTGTACAAAAAATTGCAGATGATATTGAAGAAATTTATGAAATTGATAGCAAAGAAGCATTTAAACTTGCTATTGAATTTTGGAAAGCAGAAATTTTAAATAGCATAAAAGATTCACTTCATAATAAATTCTAATGATTAAAACTATCTACCAAGAATATCAATTACTTGGCTTAAAGGTTATCCCTATCGAATGGGACATAGTCAATAAATGCCCAGTATCACATAGAGAATGGCAATCTGAATACTTACCTATCTATGAATATCATAATGCTCTAATGGTGGCAACTGGTAACGATTGGGCAGCGTTAGACTTTGACATAAAGAATACGGATGACAAAGAAATATTTAACAAATGGTTGGCTATTGTCAAGAATCAAAACCCTGATATCTTAGACAAAGTATTCATTGAGCAAACTAGAAACAAAGGTTACCACGTTTGGATTAAGTATAAACACTTAACAAAGAAACTATCATTAGCCGATTCTATTCAAGGTGCTGAGGTGATAGCGTTATATGCTGAAGGTCCACTTGTTTATACTTACCCAACTGCACAATATGTTGAGTATCATAATAGTATGCAAGATGTTGAATACTTAACTGAAGGTGAATACAATTACCTTCTTGAAACATCTCAGTTCTTTAATGAGTACAAGCCAAGTTACGATCCGAATAAAAAAGCAGTAAGCTACCCAGTAGGATTTGAAAAGAAACTTATTTCATTTGATACCTTAATTACTGACGATACTTGGAACGAGATACTTAACCAAATAGGCTTGGAAGTAATTCACGATTTCAGGTATAATAAAAAGGATTTCTTTACTGCGTATCGAAGAAGTAATTCAGCATCTCAGCAAATATCTGCTAAGGTATATTTTAAAACAAAGAGGTTGATGCTATTTTCAGCATCACTACCACAATATCCAAACTGGCATAATAAACACAATTACGATGTATGGGCATTGCCTCCATCGTTTGTTCTATTTTACAAAAATGATAGAGATTGGGAAGCAACCATTCAAGAAATTGATATGATAATTGATTCATCAGGTATTGACATTGAAGAAGAAACGAAACTAATATCGAATCAAGAATTCCCTTATGATATATTCCCTGAAGCAATTAGAGCATCATTGTTTGAAGTTGCAGAAGGTCGTAGCCTTGCGCCTCACTTCTTAGCTACTTGCGGTTTATGGACTATATCAAGCCTTGCAGGTACAATGTATAAGTCAGACTTTAATGGTGATGCTCGCAATATCTTATTTTGTTTAATGATTGCTCCTATCTCAGTTGGAAAAACACCAGCGTACAAAGCAATGTGTGAAAAACCATTGGAGCATATTATGAAAGATTATGATGTTCAATTCTCAGCCGACATTAAAAAATGGGAATTAGAATTTATGGAATCAAAAAACAAGAAAGAACCATTTGTTAAAAAGAAGCCAAGAAGATTCATACCTTTTGCAGTTGATGGAACTACGGAAGGTTACATTGCTTTGTCAATGGACCAACCAAATGGATTAGGAGTTTATCACGATGAAGCGGAAACTATATTAAATGCTGGAAGTTACAAATCAAGTAACGATTCAATAAGTTTCTTTACTCAAGCTTTCTCAGGTGGAAGGCTCACGCAAATTAGAGCGGATAGGGATAAAGAAAGAGTTGTACCTAATTTGAATATCAATTTATTAATGGGAACGCAACCAAGTAGGCTGCTTAATGTTTTTACAAAGGATGCCCTTGCAAGCGGTTTTACATCAAGGTTCTTAATGGTTGAATCTGATTACATATTACTTAATACTGAAGTTGATCCCTTTGCTAAGAATAAAGAGATGTCCAACGATTGGACAAAAATAGTCCAATATCTTTATCAGTTGGGTTATGCCTTTAATACTGGGCAAGCCCAACAAATGGATATTGAAATGAATGAATCAGCTAAAAAATTATATGCTTATTATTTTAAATTAAATCGAGAACAAGGAAATGTAAGAATACTAAATAAAACAGAAAACCTTCTTATAGGTACTGAAGCCAAAATGAGCGCATATTTTTCAAGGTTATGTCAAATCATAGCAATACTTAACAATCCAATTAAACCCGAAATAACAGAACAGTATGTTCATTTAGCGTGGCAACTTTATAAATATTATGCAAATTCAACTTTGAAGATAATAATTAAGATGCAAGGTGAAACCGAAACTGGTTTAAGCGAAGAACTTGAACTTCTTTATCAGGCATTGCCTTTGGTATTTAAACTTAAAGATGCCGAGGAAACTTGCATTAGATTGAATTTAAAAAAGGATAAGTTCAAGAATTCCTTAAGAAATAAAAACTTTTTAAGCCTTTTTAATAAAAAAGAACACGGAGTTTATGCTAAAGTTTAATCCAAAAGTTCACAAAAGTTCATCAAAAGTTCACTTTTTTTCCTCTGAAAGGTGCGCCAATGCTAGATAAGTTCAAAAGTGTGAACTTTTCTATAGATATAAAATTGAATATATATATATATATTTATTACTCTATATATATATACTAAGTGAACTTTTGAACTTTTGAACTTTTCCGCGTCAGTAAAGGGTTTCATAGGTTTTTCATTGAACTTATAGTGAACTTGATTGAACTTTTACCTTGTTCTTTGAATTAATTGTAACTTTGCCTTATGACATCTCGGGACATCATCGAACAACTTTACACATCAGAGGACTTAGTCCAATGTATTGCGAAGGTTCAACCGCCAGAGATACGCGAGGACTTACTACAACACGTTTTTTTAGCACTTCTTGAGAAAGATGATACTTTGATATTGGAACTGCATCGAACGTCTAAATTAACGGCTTACGTGGTTAAAATGATTTACAACCTTGCTACATGGAATAGATCAACATTTAACAAGCAAAAGTCAAGGGAAATTCTAACAAATGATTTCGACCATCCAAGCGAAAGTATAAACGAAGAAAATATAATACCTTTGCATCGGTTACATTGGGTAAGTGAAAAGGTATTAACACTATATGCTGAACATGGGAGTTATCGAGCAGTGGGAGAAGTAACGGGGATACCTTATAGTACTGTGTTTAGACTGGTAAAAGAAGCTAAAATTAAAATTAAAAAACTAATATGAACAAATTTGATTACCTATTTGAAAGAGTTAGACTTGGAATTGATGTACACCCATCCGAAATTGAGATGGAAGAACTTGTAAGCATTGCACAGAAGATTTCACCGAATGGTGACTTTGTTTGGAAAGGATGCCAGTCTTGCGTGAATTATATTGTTAGATTTGTTGATGAGAATAAAAACAGATTAGAAGATGCCAACAAAAAAGGGAAGGGGTAAGTACATCGAAACTCCTGAAGTTCTTTGGGAACTATTTCAAGCATATTGCAAGGATGCAAAAAGCAGACCTTTTATTGTAACTGATTGGGTAGGTGGGCAAGGGATGAAGGTTGATAGAAAGAAGGAAAGACCTTTGACAATGGAAGGCTTTAGTATATTTTGCTATGATAAAATAAGTCAGATTAAAGATTACTTTGCGAATACAAATGATAAATATTCTGAATATCTACCTATCTGTATGCGCATTAAGGAATGTATCAGGGAAGATCAGATTGGCGGCGGCATGGCTGGCATCTACAATCCGAGCATTACCCAGCGTTTAAATGGCTTAGTTGAGAAGGTTCAGAATGATGTAAAGGTTGAGCAAAAGTTATTTCCTGATGTAATACACGATTGATGTTCATCCGCACAACCGCAATAAACAAGATACTTAAACTTAAGAAATTTGTTAGAGGAGTACAAGGCGGAAGTTCGGCAGGGAAAACATTTGCGATAATACCTATCTTAATCGACATTGCTACGGATAAACCTATGAGTGAGATTTCCGTAGTAGCTGAGTCAATCCCACATTTAAAGCGTGGAGCAATGAAGGATTTCAAGAAGATAATGGTAGAAACTGGGAGATTCTTTGATGACAGATGGAACGCAACTGATTTCAAGTATACTTTTGCAAATGGTTCACAGATAGAGTTCTTCAGTGCGGATAACGATGCGAAGCTAAGAGGTGCAAGAAGGGATTGGCTTTACATGAACGAAGCTAATAATATGAACTTTCATAGTTACACTGAATTAGCATCAAGGACCAAGAAGGGAGTTTATTTAGATTGGAATCCAACGGATGCGTTTTGGTTTCATGATGAACTCATTAATGATTCAGATGTTGATTTCTTGATTATTAACTACCTAGACAATGAGGCTTGTCCAGAATCGGCACTAAACTTTATCAACAAGGCAAAGCAGAAAGCAGATGCTGGTAGTGGGTTCTGGTCCAACTGGTATCGTGTATATGGTTTGGGTGAGATAGGTTCTTTGGAAGGTGTAGTTTTTAACAATTGGACTCAATGCGACAAGATACCAAAGGATGCTGAGTTTATTTCATACGGCTTAGATTGGGGTTTCACGAATGATCCGACTTCGTTAATTGAAGTTTATAGGTACGAAAGCAAAATTTATGTTAATGAACTTTTGTATCAAACGCAGTTAACGAATAGCGACATAGTAGCTAAGTTGAAAGCCTTCAACGTGAATACTTCGCAATGCATTGTTGCTGATAGTGCAGAACCGAAGTCAATTCAAGACCTTACCAACGCTGGCTATTATGTCGAGCCTGCAAGGAAAGGACCAGATAGTATCAAGGCAAGTATTGACAGATTGCAACAATATGAGATAGTGGTAACTAAAAATTCACTAAATTTGATTAAGGAACTTCGCCAGTATAAGTGGGCAAAGGATCGGGAAGGAAAAGCCTTGAATGCTCCTGAGGATGTAATGAACCATGCGATTGATTGCTTGAGGTATGTTGGATTGAATAAGTTGTCGCAGTTTGAAAATAGTGGGGATTATTCATTCGGTGATTCTGATGAATGGTAGTTGTTGTTTTTTTGATTTATAGGTTTATGGTACTTCCCCGTTGTTTCTACTTCGGGGATTTTTTTTGCACTCAATAGAAACAAAACTTCATTTAACGCTATATTACTATGATGACATTGCAACAATACCAAAGAATAGCAGGCTTTTACTCAGCTACTGATGATGAGATTACTCAGGTAGCGTTGATTGTATGCGATATGTTCAACCTATCACATGATGAAGTTGATAATATGCAGCCTGCAAAGTTCATCAAGTATTCTAACAAGGTTACAAAGCAATTCAAAAAGTTAGGCAAGAAGCCTTACTTCGGCAGGCTCAAACTTGAAACTGATGCAACAAAGATTACCTTAGGGCAATTCATCGAGGTTCAACACTTTTTAAAACAAGGTGAGATTGATGCTATGCATTTGGTTACTGCATCAATATGGGGCGATTCTAGGCAACATCAAGTTAAGGCAGACTTACTACTGAAAAAACATATTAGATTGATTCTAGCCGATTATACTGCGTTCCTACAATCATTTGCAGAACTCTTGCAAGGTTACAAAGGTTTATTTGAATCGGATGAAGTTGTCGAAGAAGATGGCAAGATGGAGAAGCCGCATTCATTCATTGAACAGTACGGATGGATTTACTCAGCTAAAGAAGTTGCACAACATGAGGGCATAACATTAGATAATGCTTTTGATTTACCGATATTGCAAGCGTTCAACGCGTTGGCTTATTTGAAGAGTGAACAATCCTATCAAAAATATATAAACAAATGACAAGGGCGCAACACGAAGCAGTAGATTCGGGGTTCATAGACTTGAACACACTTGATGCAGGTGATTATCAAGCAATAGATTTATCCGACATTGAGAATACGCTGATTAACGTGGCAGCTGCCTATGTTGGACTACTTCATGAGAAAGCAACTCAGAAAGATGTGAATAGTAGTGGTAGCATGATTGATGACATTCAAGCTACTGATATTACCAAGACTGAGAATGGTTATTCAATCGGGATTACTGCTCCTGATTATGCAACGTATCAAGATGAAGGGGTTAATGGTTGGAAGGTTAATCGTGGTTCAAGATTTAATTTCCATAATAAAGGTACTAAGGTAGGAACACCAATGTATAACTCATTAAAGCAATGGGTACAAAGGGAAGGACTATCAGCTAGGAATGTGAAGCAAGGAGTTACAAGGAGGGAACGCAGAGGTATGAAGATGCAAGATGCTGAAACTAAAACGATTCTAGCAGTTGCAGCAGGCATTAAACGATTTGGTATCAAGCCAACTCACTTTTGGTCAGATGCAACTGCAGAAATTAACGCATACATAGAAACTGAGTTAGGCATTGCGACAAAAATAGACATCATTAATAACTTATACCCATCTAAATGACATTTGAATCAACACCGCCAGTATATTCATCCGTAAACGATGCTCTCGTTTATGTGGCTTACGATGCGCACGCAGCTGATTCTGCGACCTACCCTAATTACAAATATGTTGCAGAAGTTTGGATTAACGGCACTCAAGTATTCACTGGTAAGTACTTTCCTAATCCTACAACGAATCGCGGTATTATGGATTTCTCATCCGTAGTAAGGGAATACGTTGTTACTACTTTGCAACCTACTGGCTCAGGTATCTTAGCTCAAGAACTTGGTGAAGGCTCATGGTCATTATCGGTGGTAATTAAGATTAGGGAAGAATATTCTGGTACAGTTGGGGCAGTGGTTCTTACTGATTCAACACGGACATATTTCAACCACTACAATGGCAGGATAAACGATTTCACCATTCTTGGTAATTACGATGATGTTCCGACAACTGATAGACCTACTGAAATCAATTTAACCTTTGCTAGTGCGCAATATTACTTACCATACTTCAGTGAAACTACTGCATCGTTCAACGTGGTGATTACTGGTGGTACTTCAACAAGAACTAAAACGATAACACCAACGGCTGCCAATACTTTGCAGATTCTTAATATATCACCACTAGCCATCAATGTAGATTACACTAGTAACTTCACTTCATCAACTGAAAGATACACAGTTGCAGTAGGTGGGGTTACTTACACTATCAATGTCTTATGTGCGGGTATGTATCGGAACTATTATGCGCACTTCCTTAATAAGTTTGGCGGATATGAATCAATGATGTTTAACAAAGTATCAAAGCGTTTTTTCGATATTGAAAAGAAATCATTTAATCAGTTAGCATATCGTGTTAATGGTTCAGGTGTTGTTTCGGTTAAGTCAGGTTCAACCATGTATCAACAAAAAACTGATTTTGCTGGTAGGTTTAAAGAACGTTTACGTATAAATACTGATTGGTTAAGTGATAATGAGTATCAATGGCTCGCGCAGTTAGTAACAAGTCCGCAAGTATGGATTGAGGATGCTGGCACACTTTACCCTGTTGTCATATCAGGAACAAACTATGAATTTAAGGAACACATTGTTGATGGGTTGATAAACTTGATGGTAGATGTAGAATTTGGAGCAACCTATAAAACTCAATTTCAATGATAAAACTATTTGTTGAGAATCAAGAAGTTGATGTTAACGTATCGTTTAGTACGCTGATAACTTATGCAATAGATGATATTAAGGATTTCGGGGCAAAGAATACGTCATTCAGTAAAACGATTATTGTTCCAGGTACTAAGCGAAACAATGTATTGTTTGGGAACATCTTTAATATTAACTCGGCTAACGATTACACAAGCGTTTCGGATAACATAGGTATTAACTTCAACGCTGCTCAGTCTGCTAGTGCGATAATCTTCGCTGATAACTTACAAGTCTTTAAAGGCATCTTTCGAATACTTGAAATAGTTATTGAGGATGGGTTTATCGAATTCGAATGTTGCGTGATAGGTGAATTGGGAGGTTTTGTTTCTGCACTCGGAAACAAGAAACTTGAAGAACTCAATATGGGTATTTCGAATCAGACCTATAATGAAACTACCATATCAACAAGTTGGGATACGATCGCAGGCTCAGGGGTTTATTATCCGTTAATTGACTATGGGCAATCTTCCACATTGAAAGTTGATTTCGATTTCAAGACCTTTAGACCTGCATTGTATGTTAAGCAATACTTGACAAAGTTAGTTGAAGCATCAGGCTATACATGGGACTTCCCTTTACTTGCAACTGCTTTATTTGATAGGTTGATTATTCCAAACAATGCGCAGAAACTTTACACTAACAATTCTACTGCTTTTGTAGCTGCTCCAACATCTTACAACTACACAAGTGCGGATAATGTTAAGATGACTATTTCACAAACGGGTTCTTTTACTGCTAATGGCACAAATGACCAATTCACTTATGGTGGTGCTGCCATAAATACCAACGTTGTCTTATATGTTGCAGGACAAATAAACACTATTGATCCCGTTTTAAATACCTTCACTTTAAACTTTATTAAGAATAGCACAATCATTTCTACTGCATCAGTAAACGTAACATCTACTCCGTTTGCATTTAGCTTGACTTTGGATGTATCAAATTTAAACATTGCGACTTCGGATGTCTTATATGTTGATGCAGTTGGCAATATTGGGGACTACGATGTAACTGGAGGATTGTTTGAAATTATGCTTACAACTCCTGGGCAAGTTGAGGTTGGTTATGGGGATACTATTGTACTAAATGATACGATTCCAAAGGGCATTCTTCAAAAGGACTTCTTTAGTTCAATTTGCAAGATGTTTAACCTTTATGTATTTGAGGATTACAACTTTGAGAAGAAACTAAAGGTTATTCCGTTCATAACATATTACGAAGATGCCTTATCGGTTGATTGGTCATTGAAGGTTGATCGAGCCAAGCCTATGAAGATAAAGCCAATGAGTGAACTTAATTCAAGGTACTATCAATATAAATACAAGTCAGATAATGACTACTACAACGACAACTATCGTAAGAAGTTCAATGAAGAATACGGAAGCTACATTTATGATTCTGAATATGAATTTGCAAAAGAAACTACATCAATAGACATAATCTTCGCAAGTTCTGTGCAATATAGCAAGACGGGAACGGACAAATACTTTCCTGCTATTTACAAACTATCTAACGAGAACACGAAAGAGGATAAGATGGACTCGGTAATTAGGATTCTTCAAGCGCAGAAGATATCAAGCGTTACAAGTTGGGCATTAAAAAACGGAGGGACAACCTTAGCAAGTTATACTGCTTATGGGTATTGTGGGCATTTAAACCATCCAACTTCACCGACAAGTGATATTAACTTTGGCATTCCTAAAGAATTGTACTACGATGCAAGTGTTTATACTCAGGTTAATTTGTTTAATGCTTATTGGTCAAGCTACTTAGCTGAGATAACCGATAAGGATTCAAGGTTGTTAACTTGTACAATGAAATTATCATACAAAGATATTTATCAGTTGGACTTCAGCAAGCTAATTTGGATTGATGGTGTACTTTATAGGCTAAATAGAATAGTTGATTACAACGCAACGAATGAAGATACTTGTAGCGTAGAATTACTTAAAATCATTAATAGAATATACTGATGAGCGACATAAATATAAAAGCCAAGATTGAGGTAGAAAATTTAGGCAGTCTTAAGCAACAATTAAAAGAAGCACAAAATGATGTTCAGACTTTGGCTGATAAATTTGGCGCAACTTCGGTACAAGCCATTGAAGCAGCGAAGAGGGCATCGGATTTAAAGGACAGAATCGGTGATGCGAAAGCCTTGGTGGATGCGTTTAATCCTGATGCTAAATTCAAGTCTTTAACTGCTGCCTTAAGTGGTGCAGCTGGTGGATTCGCTGCGGTGCAAGGTGCTATCGGATTGGTTGGTGTAGAATCTGAGCAAGTTGAAGCAACTTTGTTAAAGGTCAATTCTGCAATGGCATTAAGTGAGGGATTGCAAAGTGTTGGGGAAAGTGTAGACTCATTCAAGCAATTAGGCGCAGTTATTCAACAAAGCACAGTATTTATAAAACTAAATGACTTAGCCAATAAGGCAGCAGCAGGAGCAATGAAGTTGTTTGGCTTTGCGGTTGAAACTACATCCGTATCATTTAAGGTTCTTAAAACTGCTATTGCAGCAACGGGAATAGGTTTGCTTATTGTGGCATTGGGTGAATTGTATTCAGCGTTTCAATCATATCAAAGTGCTGCTGAAGATGCTAAAAAAGCACAAGAAGAACTAAACAAAACTATTGTTGAAGGTGCTAAAGTTGGGATGAAAGCAGAATTGGAATTTCTGAAAACATCTGAGCAATTAGATTTAGCAAGAGCAAGACAAAGAGGTGCAACTGAAAAAGAGATATTTGAAATTGAACAAAGATATAGGACATTAAAAGCAAATGCGAATGTAAGATACTGGAAAGAGGTTAAAGATAGTGATGTTAATGGAGCAACAGAAGCCAGTAACGAAGTAAAAAAGATTAATGCTGAAGCACAAATAGCGCAAATTGATTTCGATTTAGCTGAGAAAAGCAGAGAAAAAGCAAAGCAAGAAGAATTAGCAAGGATAAGGAAAGAGCAAAGAGAGAAAGCAGCTAAGGAAGCAGAAGAAGCAAGGAAAGCAGAGGCTCAAAAGGTTGAAGAAGCAGCAGCAGCAAAAAAACGTAAAGATGATTTAAGCAAATCACAAGAAGAAATTGATAAAGAGAAAGCAGCAACAAAGAAACAAGATGATGAAGATTTGCAAAATAGACTTGTTGCGCGTGGTCAAACTGCCATATCAGTAGCAGACCAAACAATACAAGCTAACAATGCTATTGCTCAATCTGATTTAGCACTAAGCAAAGCAAAGGAGATGCAGCTTGAAGCTCAAAAAGACCTTGCAATGGGTACACTTGATACTCTTAGCGGATTGGTAGACAAGAATAGTGTTGCTGGTAAATCCATCGCGGTAGCTACTGCGGTGGTGAATACTTATGAAGGTGCAAGTAAGGCGATTGCCCAAGGTGGTATTTTCGGACCTATTGCGGCAGCGGCAACGATTGCGGCAGGATTGCTAAATGTAAAGAAGATTATCAGTACTAAAATACCATCTGCCAAAGGTGGTGGTTCTGTTCCTGATGGTTCTGCACCATCATTAAGCGCAGGCGCACCAATATCCCCGATACAACTTGGGACACAACTTAATACTGCAAGTATTCAAGGCATAGGCAACGCGGCTGCTGGTGGGGTGAATAGGGCGTACATACTTGAAGCGGATATAAACAACACTAACGAAAGACAATTTAGATTACAACGTGCTGCAAGGCTCGGATAAAACAAAATAATATGAATAAATTACCAGTATTCGAAATGCTTATTGATGAATCGGATGAATCAGATTTGATGGTTGATTTTATCGCGTTAGTTGACAAGCCAGCAATTAAGAAAGATTTTTTGAAGTTTGGCGAAGAATTCATCAATCCTTCCAAAGGTGAACACAAAACTGAGTTCTTGCCACGTTGTATTTCATACGTAATTAACGAAGGTAAAGAAACGGAACAAGCGGTTGCCATTTGTAATTCCTTATGGGATGAACATTTTGCACCTGAAGAGCGCAAAGCATTTGCAATTCAAAGCGAAGAACAAAGGATTATCAGCGGTCCATTAATGGTGGCGAATCAACGTATTTATAGAAATGATCCAATGAACGGAGAATATGAAGTATTCTTTTCTCCTGCAACTATCAAGCAAATAGCTATCAAATTGGCTAAAAAAGGATTTCAAAATAATGTCAACTTGATGCACTCAGCAGATATGCAGTTACAAGGTGTTACACTATTCGAGATATTCCAAAGTGATAAAGAACGCGGTATAATGCCAATGAAAGGATTTGAAGATTTGGCAGATGGTAGCTTATTCGGCTCAATGTATGTTGATAATGACCAAGCATGGGATTTGATTAAAGAAGGCAAAGTGAAAGGATTCTCGGTTGAAGGAAACTTCGGCATGAGGTCAAAGGACAAGTACGATGAACAGATGCAAGAAATAATTCAGATTTTAAGTGAAACAAAGTAACAATTAACGCTATAATAAAAAAAGAACATTATGTCAAGTAAAGAAGCAATCGAAAAAATAAAAAATATGTTGTTTGGAGAAGTTGCGATACAATCTGCACCAGTTCCAGAACCAACGCCAGAAGCAGCAGGACAAGTTTTTGCTGAGTATAAATTAAAGGATGGTACAGTAGTATCTATTGATAAGGTTGAAATCGGTGGACAAGTTCAACTAAACGGCGAACCTGCACCAGATGGATATCATTTGCTTGAAGATGGAACTAAGATTGAAGTTCTTAGTGGTTTGATTGTTGGTGTAGAGAAAGAACCTGCCGCAGTTGAGATGCCTGAAGAAATGAAGAAACTTCCAGTAATGATGTCTGAGGTTAACAAGGATATTGTGGATTTGAAAAAAACAATCGATGCTCAAGCAAAGTTAATAAGCAAGCAAAGCGAATCATTAAAGCAAATGTTTGCCTTGGTTGAAACTATTGCTAACAATAGCATTGAGCAACCTAAAGAGCAAGTTAAGTCATTTGATGAGATGTCAGCATTAGAGAAGTTCAGAGCGCAAAGAAGTAACTAAT